CCGACTGGCGGCTCGTCGTTCGTGGTCGCGGTCGAGCCGATCGCGGCCGGGAAGATCGGGCGGGTGGCGGTGGCGGGGGTGGTGCAGGCCAAGATCAACATCAACGACGCCAGCCATACGTTTGCCGCCGCCAAAGACGGCGATCTCACGCAGTTGGCGAGTGCCACCAGCGGCGAGGCACAGATTCTGTGGAAGGAGTCGGGCACCGGGACCGGCAAGTGGGCCATCGTGCGGTTCGGCGGGGCTGGTGCGGCCGGCGGAAGCCGGCTCGGCAAGGTCACCGGCACGTGGGCGAAGAACGCGACGGCGAGCGTTCAGCAGTACAGCGGTGCCGGGGCGATTGTCACCGGGGCGAGCTTCGTGGCGATCAACCGGGCGCAGACCGTCACCGGCCCCACGGGAGGCTTTTGGGTGGGCTGTGACTCGATCGACGGCACGTGGCACCTTGCATGGACGGAGTGCGTGTGATGCTGCTCGGAGGAAAAGGCGGCTGCCAGCAATGCACGTGTGTGCCGTGCGACGAATGCACGAGGACGTGCCAGAATCCGTACACCGGCACAGCGTTTGAGGCTGTCTATACCCGGTACTTTGAGGGCGTGGAGGCCGGCAACCCGTCCGACGGCTACCTCTCAGCATCGGGCGATTCCGACACGTCCGACCCTTACGACGGCATGGACGGCTCCGGGCCGTGGAGTCAGCAGGTCAGCGGATCGTTCACGCTCGACAGCACGCAGACTCGGTTCCCATGTCGAGTCACGATCTCGTTCTGGCGAAACCAATACGGTGTCGGTGTCCAGTCGATCCCGCCGCCGTCAACGGCGCTGACGAGCCAGGCGGTGTACGTGACAGTCACCAGTGGGGCCGTCATCGTTGGCGACCGCGTGATCGTGCCTGCCGACGGCGAAGTGCAGATTACAAGCGTTTCTATTCCTCTTGTCTCCGGTAACGGGGACCAGAGCACTAACGACCCGCGGCGGTACGAGGGCGGTATTTCAGTCATTCCGCAGTGCGAGTCGGCGTCGTTCTCGATCCGAGCGAGAATCGAATGGAACACGCAAAGGCGGCAGCACGTTCTCTATGGGCTGGTGCGGGAGTGCTACGAAATTGGAACGCCGTGCTACACCTATTGCAACGGAAACCCTGCGCCAGAAGACATTTACTTAACCATCACAAACTTTCCCAGCGGAAATCCAGACAGTCCGTTTTTCGTGAACGGAACGTATGTTCTTGAACGCATACCCAATTTTTGCGACGGATGGATTGCAAACTGGCCTGACGACTGTACCGGCTTTTCCAGCGGATCGGACAAACGCATTGTAGTTAGCAAGAGTATGATAAATGGCGTAACTATGTCTCACCACACGCCGATCAACGGTGGGGCATGCGTTAACCTCTACATGATCTCGACTACCGCAGTGCCCGTAATCTGTGGAACGGGAGTGATCGGAACAGGGTCGGGCGAGTTTTACTATGAAGGCGTCTACGGCGGCACCTTCTCGTGGGAAATCTCCGCATGACCCGCTGCGACCTCTCCGCCCCCGACGCCACATGCCCGCGCTGCGGCTTCGTGTCGAAGTTCCGCAACGCGATCCGCCAATGCCGCAAGCCGCTGCCGACGACCTGCGGCCCCGGCTGCCAACTCCGCCGGACGCTGGCATGGTGGGGCATCCGCGACGACGGCTCCTGCGGCTGCGATTCCTTCGCCGCGCAGATGGACGCCTGGGGGCCGGACGAGTGCTGGAAGCGGATCGAAGAGATCGTCGAGCACCTTCGGGAGGCCGCCGGCAAAAAGGGGCTCCCGTTCATCGCCACGGCGGCCCGCATCATGGTCGGCCGCGCCATTGAGGCCGCACGGGCCGCCGCCACACCCCCGCCGGGGTGACCGTCCCCACCGTCACGATTGACCGCGGAGGCGAGCATGGCGAAGCGCACAGCCACGGTCCACATCGGCCAGAAGAAGTGGAAGATCCGCGTCTGCAAGGTGCCCGCCGACCGGCTCGGCGATTGCAACGACGAGACGGGGACCATCCGCGTCAGCGAAAAGCTCGTCGGCGTGGACTTCGTTGAAGTGCTGCTGCACGAGTTGATCCACGCTCGCTGGTGGTGTCTCGACGAGGGTGAGGTGACGGAGTTCGCGGAAGAGGCGTCGGCCGTTCTTGAGGCGTTCGGGGTGACCCGCGAGGAGGACGAGGATGGCTAGACGCCGCACCTATGACGGCGACCAGATCACGCCGATCGTCCGCCGGATCGTCGAGGCACACCCGGACGCGCCGGCTCGCACGCTCGCCCGGCGGATCGTCGGCGAGACGAACGGGGCGATCACGCTCGAGCAGGCCCGGACGCGAGTGCGACTCGCTCTCGGGCTCACCGGCGATGCGAGGCGGAAGCAGTCGAAGACGAAACACCTGCACCGCGAGCCGCGGCCGGCAGGCCAGCGGCTTGCCATGCCGCCCTCGCAGGCCGAGCCCTGGCTGCCGTTCGACCTCGGGATCGTCGGCAAGGTCGGCATCCTCAGCGACATCCACGTCCCATACCACGACGAGACGGCGCTGCGAGCCGCGGTCGATCACCTCCAGGGCGAGAAGATCGACGCCTTGCTGCTCAATGGCGATTGGGCCGACTTCTACTCGATCTCACGGCACGAGAAGAATCCGAAGCTGCGGAACTTCCGCAACGAGCTGGCGGCCGGCCGCGATCTCCTGAAGTGGATGCGCCAAGAGTTTCCCGACATGCGGATCGTCGCCAAACTCGGGAACCATGAAGAGCGTTGGGAAAAGTGGCTTTGGGAACACGCCCCCGAAATCAGCGACGACCCGATCATGGGCATCGACAACTGGTACGGATTCCACAACCTCGGCATCGAACTGGTGGCCGACAAGCGAATCATCCTCTGCGGTGCGTTGCCGGTGCTGCACGGGCACGAAAAAGGCAACGGAATCAGCAGCCCGGTGAATCAAGCCCGCGGGGCGTTCATGCGTCTGCACCACACCGTGCTCGAGGGCCACGGGCACCGCACCTCGACACACTCCGAGCCCGACATGATGGGCTCGGAAACGGTGTGTTTCTCGACGGGCTGCCTGTGCGACATGCGCCCGGCTTACGCACGGCTCAACAAATGGAATCACGGCGCAGCGGTCGTGGCGGTCCACGCCGACCGCTCGTTCGACGTTGAGAACTTCCGCATCCAAGCGGGCCGGGTGAGGCAATCGTGACAGACGCCGACCTCGTTACGATCGACCAACGCATCCAGAGGGCCGGTGCCGCCAACTGCTGGACGGGCACACTCGGCAGCCTCGCCGGCGATGCTCGGCGGCTGGTGCGGCACATCCAGGAGACGAGGAAGATGGCAGAGGAATACCCACCACGAATCGAAGTCCAGTGCAACACGTGCCGCGGGATCGTCGGGCTGGTGCCTACGTGCCCGTATTGCAACGGGGCCGGGAAGTATTGGAAGCGAAGCTCCCCGGCTGAGCCGTGGAAGTACAGCTCCGAAGACCCGCCGTGCTTTCGCGCTGGCTTCGACGAAGCGGAACACGAACAAAAAGCCGCTGCGACGCGGGCCGCGGCGGCCGCGGATGTCGTCATTCAGACGGAATACCCGGTCGATCACATCCTGCGCGGCGAACGCGAACTCAAGCACTACCCCGGCGACGAGATCGAGCCGGAGGCGACGTTGATCGAAGAGGCGGAAGGACCGCCGGTGGCCGTGCAGCTTCTCGACACGGCACGGGCCGCGGTGCTCGATCGACACCGGGTGTACGGCCCGCCCGACCAGCATTTCGCACGTACGGCGGGAGCTATCAACGCTCTGTTCGGATCGATCCTGCGGCGACCGATCACGGCCGCGGATTGGGGCCGGATGATGATCGTGGACAAGCTCGCCCGCGACATGGGACCGCGTCCACATCCCGACAATCCGGTGGACATGGCCGGCTACGCCGCGTGTGTCGCGTCGTGCCTCGCGTCCGCACCCCCTGCGGACGGCACCACGTGAGCCGTAGCGTGGTGGGAGGTGACGCATGATCGTACGGCCGACTCACTGGCGGACCGGACCCAACGGCCGGGAAGCAGTGGCATCCGCCGGGGACTTCGTGTCGCTCGAGCGACTGCTGACAGCCGGCGAGAAGTCAGGCCGCATTACTTCCCGACCGGAACGGACTGACCGCGAGATCGAGGTGATTGCCTACCGGCTCGGGTGGACGGTGGCCGAAGTCCGGCAAGCGATAGCACGAGGGCACACGGAGATCTTCGATGCCTGACTCTCTCGACGGGATCGTATCCACGACCACGAGCCTGACGCAGACGCAGACTGGCACCGTCGGCAGCTCGACGCGGGCCGTCTCCGTGTCTTCCGCCTACCCGCTGAACAGCGTGTCGGGGCCGATCTCCGATCAGCTCTGGGTGTCGAACCGCTCGCTGGCAGTCGGCGCGTCCGAGACGCTCGATCTGCTCTCGCTCGCCGACACCATCCAGGGGGCGACCGGCATCCAGACCATGCGGCAGGTTCGCCTCGTGCGGATCGCCAACAGCGAAACGGTCACCGGCCCGCGAATCGTCGTCGGCCCCTCGGGCACGAACGGCTGGGGCCGTGTCGCCGGCGAGGTGGGGCCGGGCGGCGAGCTGCTCGCCGTGCAGCAGACGCACGCCTGGGGCGTGACGAGCACGGAACGTGCGGTGACGATCCGCGCCACCGGGCCGACCGGCTCCGTCGCCTATTCGATCGTGATCGCAGGAACGGCAACCACTGGCCCCGCAGGGTACTGACATGACACCCGATCAGCTTCAATCCGCCGTCCTCGCT